AATGCGCGTCTTGTTGTAATAAGGCTTGTCCGTGTAAATCATGGCCAAATACAGGCTCAACATGGTGTCCGTGCTGGCAATGCGCACCTGCTTTTTTCCCACTTGTATGACATTGTAGCTGTGGCACGCAACCGGCTTGTAAATAAAAACAATCGGATGACTGTTCTTGCCATTGCCCACCGTAATCTCATAGTGCTCTGGCACAATTTCACCGATGCCCGAGTGTTGTGTGATGACCACGTCCTTGAAGTCGTTGTCTTCCAGTCGATCCTTGACCTTGCGAGCGCTGGTCTCGGGGTCCACCGACAGCACTTCAAAGTGCGGAATCTGCGCAAACAGCGCCTTGTCCGAACCGGGCAAATACTTTGCATAGTGCGAAATGGCGTATCCGCCGAAAAACACCAGGTCTTCATCGATGCACGCATTGCGCACCGCGCGAAACATGCGCACCTCGTCGCTCTCATTTGATGTTCCTATTCCATCAATTTCGTCCGCCGTGGGGCTTTCCTTGAAATGATGCTTCTGATGCTTCTGATGCTTCTGATTCATCTGATTCTGCCTCGGCGTTTGGAATGGCAGGCGCAGCCGGTCCGGCGTGCACCCCTCGGCTTTCAGCGGATGGTGCTTGTTCAACAAAGCAAGCCGCTTGCTGACCTTTTCCCAACGCGACACGTCGCCCTCGGGGCGCGACAGTTCCAAATACATGCCCATGCGCAACAGGTTGGGCGGCGCATACAGGATGCCGTCCACTTTGATGGAATCCGCCCGAACGTTCTTGAACAGCGTGGGGTCCAGCTGCGTGATGTCCGCAATGCCTACGAAGTTCACAAACACTTTGTAGGTGCCGTGATGCATACCCGACTTGGCCTCCACCTCCGAGAACCCGTTCTCGTAAAACTCATCGGCCAGATCCTTGGCGTGTTCCAGTGCATTGGGCGAATAAAAATCGTAATCGGGAATCTCCGTTTTTTTGTCGTAGAACTGTGCATCCTCCGGCAAGATGTTGTTGATTGCCGTGCCGCCATAACACACCAGCTCGTGCTTCTTTATGAAACGCTCCACGATGGCAATGATGTCCTTCATTTTGGGGTCGCTCGTTTTTTTAGCGCCAATCTTGGCCTCTATGTTTTCAACCGCTTGCTTGACCAACTCCTGCTCCAAATCATCCAACGTTTTGGCATTGGAACGATTATCGCGTTTGTCTTTCATTCTTTGTGTATCACTATACACTCTTCCTAATATAAATAAATTTTAAAAGTAATTTATCTATTCGATGTGTTATTTTGCAAATTCATCTCAACGCATTTGTTATCAGCGACACAATGGCAGTGGATGCCAGCAAAAAGAACGCCGCGCTAAACACAATCGTGCGATCAAACGCAGTCATTTCCTGGTTCCCCTGCTTCGTAGTCCACGGATTGAACCGCACCAGCAAAAATCCGATTATGAAATACTTCAACACCGAATTCACCGTGTCCAGGTAGGTCGGTGCAACCGTCGCAATTCCCAGCAGAGCCACTGCATACAATGCATACCAGGCATACAACAATGCATAGTAAAACTTCTTTATCCAATCCGGTTTCGTTGTCGTCGCCATCGCACTCGCGTTTAAATATTCGTAATATTATTTATTTGTAGTGTAATAGGTGCCAACATTCATTAAACTTTAAACTTTAAACAATGAATCTGGAGCTCTCCAAATTTGATATGCGCTCCATCAGCTTTAGGCCAGATGAAAACAAGGGCCCCGTCATCGTGCTCATCGGCCGCCGTGACACCGGTAAAAGTTTCCTCGTGCAGGACCTCATGTTCCACCACCAGGACATCCCCATCGGCACCGTCATCTCTGGAACCGAGGCCGGCAACGGCTTCTTCGCCGCCCACGTCCCCAAGCTCTTCATTCACGACGCTTACAACACCGCCATCATCAAAAACATCCTCAAGCGCCAAAAGGCCGTCCTCAAGCAAGTGAAAAAAGAAGTGGAAACGTATAAACGCTCCACCATCGACCCCCGCACCTTTGTCGTTCTGGACGACTGTTTGTATGACAACAAATGGACCAAGGACGTCATGATGCGCCTTCTTTTTATGAACGGGCGTCATTGGAAGATCATGTTAGTCATCACAATGCAATATCCGCTCGGTATTCCGCCCAATTTGCGCACGAACATTGATTACGTGTTTATCCTGCGCGAACCCTACATTGCCAACCGCAAACGCATCTACGAGAACTACGCGGGCATGTTCCCCACGTTTGAGAGCTTTTGCCAGGTGATGGACCAGTGCACCGAGAATTTCGAGTGCTTGGTCATTAACAACAATGCGAAATCCAACAAACTGCAGGAGCAAATCTTCTGGTACAAGGCGCAACAGCACGGCCCGTTCAAGCTGGGGTCTAAGGAGTTCTGGGAAATCTCCAAAGATTTGCACTCGGATGATGAAGAGGAGAACTATGACCCCAAAAACTCGGGTAAAAAGGGGCCCAAAATCAACGTAAAAAAGAGCAAATGGTGAAAAGCGCTTCACATTTGGGTGAATCAAGATTTTCACTTTGAATGAGTTATTATAATCTTGCTCACGCACATCCGTGAACAAGATTTTCACTTTGAAAAAAGTGCATTTGTTTGTACAAAAGCACTTTTTCATAAACTAATCTAACATTATTAATCTTGCTCCGCCGACGGAGGAGCAAGATTGTATAAACCCCGTTTTCAAAATATAAAAGCGCATTTCATGCTCCGCTCAATCAGTTGCTTTTATAAATCATGCACACGAGTTTTAAAATCATAATGCATAAAACAACTTAAACAGAGTCCGCTTATGCATAGTATAAACCCATACCACCATGGAACCCGCAACACACACACACCAGGAGCTGAACATCGTTGAGCTGATTGAGAAAAACCCCATCACCAGACTGTCTCATGAATACAATGGACGGCTATTAACGAAAATTCAGGAATCATTCACTGGATTTGAGCAACAGTTGTTTGTGAGTAGCTTTTATTGCTACTTGAATTATGACAAAAACTTGGATTTTGTTGTTGATTTGGGCAATGTATGGAATTGGTTAGGTTTTCAGCAAAAACAACATGCAAAAACCATGCTTGAAAAGAATTTCAAAATTGATATTGATTACAAAAACATTGAGCATCAAGAAGCTCCTAAAAGTCATGGCGGTCACAACAAGCAAATCATCATGCTCACCGTTCGTTGTTTCAAGTCGCTGTGCCTGAAGGCACAAACGAAAAAGGCATCAGAAATTCACGAGTATTACATGAAGATGGAAGAGGTTTTGCACCAAATTGTGGAAGAAGAAACCGATGAACTCAAACAGCAGTTGGAACAAAAAAACGCCGTCATTCAAGCAGTGATTCAAGAAAAGGACTCCGTGATCCAATCCACGAAGAAAGAAAAACAGCGCGCCGTGGAGCAGGCGATCATTGGGCAGTTCCCGTTGAACACGGAGTGCATCTATTTTGGCACCATTGACAACACGAATGCCGACAACGAGAAGCTGATCAAATTCGGACACACGAACGACCTCTCAACGCGCGTAATGGACCATCGCAAAAAATACCAAAATTTCGTGCTGGTCGCTGCCTTCCGGGTTCAAAACAAGGTGGAGATAGAGAACCTGATCAAGACGTATCCGAAAATCAAGCGCAACATCCGCAGCATTGAAGTGGGCGGCAAAAACAAGACCGAAATCATTGCATACGACAGCACGAATTTCACGATTGAGCGCCTGAAGAAACACATCGCCGACATCATTCATTCGCGCACGTACAGTATTGACAATTTCAACCGACTGATGCAGCGAAACGAGGTGCTGGAAGCCGAGAACCGTGAACTGCAAAAAACGGTGGCAAACCAGTCCCTAGAACTGACCGAATTGCGGGAACTCGTAGCCAAACAGAAGCAGGAGCTGGAGGTGGTTGCGGCGGGTCACCAATCCGTCTATCAGAATGTGCTGCTGCCTGAGGACGAGCTGACGCAGAAGTTCAACGAATTCATCAAAGTGGCGTGCATTGTGCGCCCCGACGTGGAGGAGTCGTCGGTCAGCATGGAGGGTCGATTCCGGTTGTGGTGTCAAACCAAGCCGACGAAGGAAACGTTCCACGCGCTGAAGAATTATCTGGACGTGCGGTTCAAGGCCAAGCGCATTCGCGGGGTGCACGGCTACCTTGGCGTGAAACTGAAAACGGTGGAATACAAGAAGATGCCAGTATCGGATGTATCATCGCTTTCATTGAGTCCGAATGCGGAGACATTTTTGTTTGAACGGTGTCAATTTTCGGACTGCGGCAAGGTTCTAAATTCCGTATTACTGAAAGAGTACCAGAAATGGAAACTGTCAGTTGGATTACCATTGACTGAGACAGACATGAAGGATTTGAAAGCATATTTGAATGCGTCACCGCATGCGCTGAAAGCGACCGTGTGGACCGAACAGGGAAACAACGAGGGCTACTATGGCGTGTCATTGCGCGAGGATTATTATGCGATGACAAATGCAACTACTAACAACCCAATATGCACGTCAACGACCGGCAAAAAGGTGGAAAAGAGGGAGGCGACCACGCACCAGCTCTTGAGCTCGTGGCCCACGATTGCAAACGCGGCCTTGTCAGAAGGCGTGTCCGCCGCCAAAATGAGCCGATACGTCAAGGCCAAGACGGTCGTTTCTGACTATTACTACTGTAATGGGGGACATGCGTCCACTGCGTAGTGCCCTTTAACCCCCCCCTGATCATTGGATCATGGATTCGGATTCAATATGCGCAAAATGAAATACTAAATTGGTTGAATTGAATTGGTTGTATTATTTCTTGAATTTATCTCTACTTTGAAATTCAGGTATTTGTAAATATCAATAAAATTGAAACGCTAATAAAGAGATAATATAAACGACATCGCAAACAAAAATGTGGACAAAACAAGGATGGAGATACTGGGAAAAGCGCTACGAACACGACCTGAAAAAGGAAAAAGAGGAAAAAGAGGAAAAAGAGCGAGACAACCTGAAAAAGGAAAAGACGTGATGGTATGCGTGAGGTCAACACATCCGAAAGGTCAAACTCAACAGTTAGTGAAGATAAATTTGGATAGATGAAATATTGTGGATGCTTGGTAAGTGCCATGTATGTGTCTATGTTCTAACATTTTTTTCACTATGAAATGGTTCAAATCGTGGCGACTTTAGTGATTTCAAATGTTCAATAATAAATTAAATATTAAGATATGATATAAAAACATCATGCAATCACGCGATCATTCACTGTATTTGAAAGTGCCAACATCCCATAAGGGTGGGCAACGCTCTAGAAAAACATCTAAAAAAACATTAAATAAAGGATCTAAAAAAGGTAAGACACTTATGCGACATGGTGGAAAAAAAAAGAAAAGTTTGAAAAAAACACAAATTGGTAGAGGTACCCGTGGCCGCAGAGCAAGCAAACAACAACAACTTGCAGCTGAAGTTGTACCTCTGACAAGAGCCGAATTGTCAATAAAACGATTAGCATTAATTGAAGAACGTAAACAACAAGAAGCTGCATTGGCCAAAAGAGGCGTAGATGACGATATCAGTGAACGAATTCGTTATATCCAAAGAGAAATAAACGAAATAGATTTTCAATTAAAAACACCCGAAGAACAAGAAGCAATTCTTGCAGCTAGACATGCTGCTTCTGTTATATCTGCTATATCTAAAGAAAAAGAAAAAAAATCAGAGGAAGAACGTCGGCAACAATATGAGCAAGAAAAAATGGCACGAAAATTAGAACAAAAGCGCTTGGATAGAGCAAAAATGCAGGCAGTGCGCAGTGAGGAAGAACAACGCGTAAATGAATGGGAACAGAAACATCTGGAACAACTTCAGGATAAATCGTTTGTACTATCAGAACTTCATGGGCTTCAAGCTCGCCATGAAGCTTTAACAGCTGAAGGACAACCGAAAGGAGCAACTCTAGGATACGGCATATGGCATGACTTAATGATTGAATTACTACACAGATATGGAGCATGAAAAAAGCCTACCAATGTCATCAAATGTGGATGCATTTAGCGGCCTTGGTCATGATGACCTTGCCCGGGGTTTCGGTGCGCCGCACATGCTTTGCTGGCAAGTAATTGACGCCCACACTGCGCAAACCCCTGATACTAACTGCAGCGCGTTCTTTTACCAGTGTTGCTGCGCGTTTAATGACATCGGCGTCGTAGGTGCCCGCTTTCACCGTGTTCACTACAACGGCGTGCGCGCTGGGGAAGTCCTTCAAATGAAACCACATGGCGTGCTGGGGTGCCTTTTTAACGAGCGCGTCATTCTCGGCCTGATTCGCGCCCACTTGGATGGCATAGTCGCCGTTGAATATCTCGGTATACATTGTTGTGATTGCTGTTCTGTTCCGAATATAAACACCTTACAATTTAAATCAATTTTTGTTGCATTACATTAATACATTGATTTAAAATGCATTCATCATTTACCATCATTTAATTGTAAAGCACTTGCAGTTCCAGCGCAATGGAGTAGTCGTTCCCGTTGGTGGGAATGACGTTGCCGAACTTGTCCAGCAGCCGGATGGTCAGCTTCTCGAGGCGCACCGGTCCCAGATACTCGCGCGTCTTGAACGTCGTGTCGCCGCCCGTATCGTTGATGACAATGAGATCATCGTTCCCGATGGGGATTCGTCCCAGCAGGTTGACACCCAGGTAGGAATCCCCCGTTTGCGCGATGATGCTGTTCGTTATGAAGTTCTTGTTGTAGTCGTCCACGTCCACATACATGTAGTTCCAAAGCGAGTTGCTGCCGTAAGCGGCCTCGGCCGTCAAAGACGCGTAATACGTGACGGCCGGCACGGAATTGATGGAGTTTATGACCGTGTTGGCCCACGTGCGCTCATACACGGGTTTCTTGAACCCCATCATCCATCCCGCCGTCCGGCTAATCGACTTGATGTTTGCATTGTAGTACTCCTTCAAATGCTGCTGCTTCAGGTGTTCAAAATCATAGTCGTCAAAGCACTCGGTATAAAATTTGTCGTATTTGCTGACATTGTCGAATATGACGGTATACGCCAGATTCGGGCTGTTGGTTTGGTTGACCACCAAATACGTCTGCGACAGCGTCAGCTTCCCAGTGTAAGTGTCAAACGTCATCTGGAAAAATTCCATGCCGTTCTGCGTGTTTTGGAACAGGTTGTTCATGATTTGCACGAATTGGGCGCTCGTGTAATTCCCATCCGGAATAACAATTTCATTGGTGTAAATCTGCGTGGGAACATATGTCCCGACGTTGATTCCCGTAATTATAACCATAAATCGGTTCGTTTTGGTGGCTTCCGAAAAGGCGTACCACATGTTCGGGATTTGCAGCGACGCGATTTTCATGGAGACCACGTTGTCAACGGGATACGGGAGAACCCAGGATGCATTTGTGGCGCTAGTCATATCATATGTTGTGCGAAACAGCGTGTCCATGGAGAGAAGCCGCTTAATCACACGGCGCTCAATCGGGTTCAGCACGCCGGTTGGGAATTTGTAGTTGTAGGCGTTGATGACGGGCGCGATGTTTCGTTTGGCATACGCGCCACCTTCATTGACCACCGAATCACGATTGAATGCGTTGGAATTGGAAGGCGGGGTGGAATAATTGATGCTGAGCGTGTCCGGGTGCTGCGGCGGTTGAAGCGGGCGATACATCGACGGCCCTCGGGCAAATTCGGTTGCATCGTGCGGCCGTGTTCGTTCCCCTATTTTTCTTGTCATTATCTCTCGACATCGTGCGAAGAATTGCGTGTAATCCTGCGAATCGGCAACCTGCTGCAGTGCGTCGGCGGTTTTGGACTCCGCTTCTGCCATGGTGCAGCTGCTCGGGTCGAGACTAAACAATGCAAATATTTCGGCATGCGTGTAGTTATTTACATCCAAATCCAGTTGTTGCGACATCGTGTCAATAATGCATACTATTAAACGATATTTATATTGCATGGAAATTACACATTCCATGCCATATTTCATATTCATGAATCATGCATCATGAATCATGAATCAATTGTTTAAAGTGGGACGCTTAGTCCACCTCTTCGAACTCAGGTGCAATTGATGCAGACGCAGCAGCAGCAGCAGCAGCAGCAGCCGTGGGTGGGTGCGTCAAGGTCGAAAGACCGCGGTCCGATTGGTCCGGGTTCAGCACCACGTTCTCGGCATTGAACAGCTGGTTGCGAATGTCATCCGCATTCAGCTCGGAACCATCGGCGGGCTCAGGGTCCACCGCAAAATCGGTTCCGGTGGTTTGAGAAACGCCCACCAACTCGCCGTCCGCACTCAGCGTCTGCGTCAGCTTGTTGCCGCTCTTTTCGGCCAACTTCTTGTTCTCATCGATGGCCTTCTGCTTGGCCTCCTTGACGCGCTTGTCGAACTCCGACTTCGCGTGCTCCTCGTTCTTCTTCTTCTCGCTCATCAACTGGTTCAGCGTGTCCTCCATGTACTCCACGCGTCCGGTCTTGTACGCCTCCGGGTGGAAGGGCACCCAGAGGCCCACCGGGCCCACAAACACGTCGTGATTGGGGTCCACCTCGCGCAGCATCTTGCAGCGCAGCTCGGCCTCCTTCTGCGAGGGAAACACGCCGCGCACCTTCAGGCCGCGCACCGAAGTCTGGAACTCGTGCTGGGCGCCGAACTCCTCGTCCAGCCGCTCCTCGTTCATGTCCAAGAACGACTTGTAGTCGTCCACGATGTCGGTCTTGGCAATGAGCTCCTTCTCCGACTCCTTGAACTGCTGGAAGTCCTCGGTCAGCTTGTCGAACTTGACGCCGTACTTGTAGGACACGAAATTCAGAAACTGCAGGAACTTGTCGGTGGACTTATGGATGTCCCAGTGCTCCACGAACTTTTGAAAAAAGAAGTGCTCGCGCTGCTTGATGATGTGCTCCGGGGAAATGAAGGACAGGCACGCAAACTTTTGGCCCGCAATGGGCTTGTCCTCGTCCAGTAAGTCCACGTATTTAGGGTTCACCGTTCCGTCGGGCAACTTCTGCAAGGTGACGCCGTTGGGCGGATGGGGTGATTGGTCGGTCATTGTTAATGTGTGCAACGTGGTTAATATTTCAGATTTGATTTTAAGCCCATTTTTGAACAATTGTATTAATTAACTTCAACAAATTTTGTGTCATTCCCGATTCCCATTAATAATCAATCCATACATCATTAAATTCATGAAATAAGTATTTTTTTTCTTATTGAATTATATAATCAATCACAAACAAAATGATCGGCGGTGTTCTGGATTTAGGCGAGTTGGTCAAACGCGCCATTAAGTATTTGGTGGAAGGTGCGCTGGTCGCCCTTGCCGCTTACTCCATCCCTCAGCGCAAGCTCAACCTCGATGAGATCGGTCTCATTGCACTCGTTGCCGCTGCCACCTTTAGTATTCTCGACACCTACGTGCCCACCCTGGCCGTGTCGGCTCGCAGCGGCGCCGGTTTCGGCATCGGTGCCAACCTCGTCGGCTTCCCTGGCAACGTGCTCAAGGTTTAAGGTGGTTTAACAAGTGGAAGAAGAGAGAAATTCTCTCAAATGATATAAAATATAATGCAATTTATAAGAAATTGTATTATAATTCGTGATTTATAATTTACAATGTCGGGTTCATCTGAGATAGACCCTGCTATATTTGACCCTTCCATGTTTGACATCAATTCATTTGACCCCAACAACATCGTTGACCCCAATATTTTTGTTCAAAACTTGAATTTAAACCCGTTCCAGCTAGAACAAGTGCTAAAATTAATTAAACATTTGTATGTTCGTGTAAATTACAAAAGAAATTCCACAGAGGATAAAATTAAGGACCTAGTAAAATCGCATGATAGTTTAGATAAAACATGCAACAATGAATGTCTGAAATGCAACAATCGGGCGGCCATGCAAACTCAGATTTCAACCTTAAAATCTCAATTGCCCAATTTCAGTGCTCAATTGAGAACGTTGGAGAAGATTGAACATAAGATTGAAGAAAGAATACCAGTTGCATTCAAGGCAACTCAGATGGCCGAAGTTCACGCCAAGGCTTCCGATTACATCGTTGCATTGCGCGAACAATCTGAATCATTTGACAATAACCCATCCAGAGAAGGATACGATCTCGCACTACAGACTTACGCAAAACTTAAGCCGATAGTTGGAAAACTAAATGAACAAATGCAGCATGAAATTATGACTGAGATCAACCCCATTCTCATGGCAATGTATAAACATTTAGTGGAAGAACATGAGCAAGCGAATCCAGCGAATCCAGCGAATCAAGCGAATACAGCGAATCAAGCGAATCCAGCGAATCAAGATAATCCATCGAATCAAGAGAATCCAGTGAATCAAGCGAATCAAGCGAATCCAGCGAATCAAGCGAATCAAGCGAATCCAGACAATAATAATCAACTGAGAGGAGCTGGAAAGAAGCGAAGCAAGTCTAAGAAGTCGTCGCGAAAGACGAAGCCACGGAAGTCCCGGAAGTCCCGGAAGACGAAGTCTAGGAGGCACTAAAATGAAATGTGCGCATCATATTATATAACACAGTTTATTATACAATGCCGCTAACATACATGCAATGTCGGGACACCAAATGCACCCCTGAACGGATTATGAACAAGGAACGCGCGGTCTACATGCAGACGCTGAAACGCAAGTGTTCGCTGGCAAAGAATCCATCCAAGCAAGAGGTTCAGGCTTACTCTGCATGCGCAGAGAAGCATTACAATGGGTCGCGTTTAAAACCGATGGACAACAAACAGGCCAAGTGCTCAAAAAAGAATTGCGACCACTTGATTCGGGGTGGGGGAAATAAGCGAAGCGCGAAGAAGCGAAGCAAGTCTAGGAGCATGAGCTAAAAGGACTTAAGGGAAAGGTTCGGAAAACCGTAGGTTTTCTGATTTAGATGGTCGGAATGAACTCCCAGTTCAGCTCCTCGCAAATTTTCTTCCATATTTCGTCCTGTTCGATGCGTTTCTCTCGGTCCTTCAGCATGGGAAAGTACGGCAGAAACTCGCGCTGGTTCAGGAGCTCGCACAGCTTATACACGGTGTAGTAATAATTCAAAAAGTTGACGCGGTCTTCCGGGCAGAACTTGGCATACGGCCCCTGAATTTCCATAAACAGGTTGCACAGCGTTTCCTCCAGTTCCGGCGACATGACGGGCGGCTTGATGCC